CGGGACCATCTTTCCGGCCAGGCACTTTTTAAGCGCCGCCTCCTGGATATCCGACAGCCAGCGGGCCACGTCCCTGCCTTTCCTCAGATAATCCCCCATCTCCGTGTCGGAAATAAGGGTGGGATCTGTCCCGGTTAAAAATGCCAGTTCCACGTTCTTTTCTGCGCGGGCCTTGCACTCCCCTCTTGCACGGCAGTACCTACAGGTTTTTGGGGCTGGCTTGAACTCCCCTTCCCCTTTGATCGCCAGCGCAGCCCGTTCCTTTACATACTCCCCAAACTGCAGCAGCTCATCCAGGGAGCACTCCCACTCAGAGAGCCCGTCTGGAAGCCGGGGCTGTACGATGCTCATACGGACGGTTTCGATCCGGTACAGGACCCGGTAGGCTTCATACGCACCCAGCGCATACAGCAGCATTTGCGGGTTCCATTCCGCGCTTACGCGGCCGTCCGGGCTTTTCCCATATTTAAAATCAATCACATGGATAATCCCGTTCCCAACCAGGATACAGTCCGCAGACCCAGAGGCCTCACCCTCATCCGGAAGGTGCGGTATGTACCTGTCCAGGGACACCCTCCGTTCAATATCCACATGGGGGGAAGCGGGGAATTTCAGGGTAATGGCCTTGATGTAATCCAGGTAATCATCCGTGTAGCGCATCATCTCGTCGTCCCAGAGTTCATTTTCCTTAAGCTTTTTTATGGCAGCTGTAAGTTTCCTCTTTCCAAACTCGACGGTGTGAGCATAGTTACGGATCTTCAGTTCCGCCAGCTCATGGGCCAGCGTCCCCTCAGCCGCCGCCGGCGATCCGGTATCCGGGAATTGCCTTGCCAGCATGGCGCTCGGCGTGCAGGCCATCCACTGGTACGCCCCAGACGGGCTGAGAAGGGAATGTTTTCTCTCTGCGTGTCCCATCAGATCTGCGCCCCCATTCCGCGAAGCGCTGTCGCAAATGCCCCGTACTGCTCCGGCCGCAGTTCCGGGATCGCTGCAGCGCCGAACTGTCCCAGAAGCGCGATCAGTTCCTGCTGTTTACCGGAATCCATCAGCAGCATGGCTGCTTTCGCCAGATCATCCGGTGTATAGGTGTGGGTGGATGTCGGTACAGCCGTAGGAACCGTCGCTGCGGGAGCTGGCGGCACTGGCGTTGTGGGAATCGCTGCCGGAGCCGCTGATGCTGTTGGAAAAGGTGCGGGCGCAGCAGGTGCTGCTGGGGCAGACGTTACTGGAGTTGTCGGGACCATCGGTGCCGCCGGCTGTGCGGGTTCCTGGACAAAGGTCGGCTGTTTCACGGATTCGTGTCCCTGTCCTGCCAGGTTTTTTGCAAAGTCCACCATCTCATCGAAGCTGTTAAATGTTACTGTCATTGTCATTGTCTTAAAATCCTCCTTGATTCCTCGCTCATTCTCCCTTATAATAAGGGTGTACTATTTGTTATCTGGACCCATCACAGTTCCCGCTGTGCAGGTCCTTTTTCAGTTGCTTAAGATCCTTGAACAGCTTGTCCATCTGGCCTGGGCTGTCCAGATATGCATCAAGGTACTTATCTGCATCCATACCAGGCTCCCAGCCAGTCGCATAAGTTTCCACCGTCACCTCTGCGACATGACCTCTAAAACTAAAGAACGCTGTGGGGTGATCCCCTGTAAGACTCCGCTTACTCTTCTGCAGCCCGTTGATCTGCAAACACAGATCCAGGGCCTCGCAGATCTGCTGCCTCCTGCGTTTCTCCGCCTTACGCTTCAATCTCTGATTCATCCTTCCTCACCTCCCTTCACAGCGCGATCACGCCATACGCCACCAGAAACAGCACCACTGATTCCGCTCCCAGCAGGAACGCCATCGCCGCGGCCAGGTTCCACGCCCAGCGGTTGTCCTGGCGGTATCTCTGAAGCTCATCCCCTACCAGGCCGCCCAGTGCCAGGATGTCGTCATATTCCTCCGGGGTGATGGTGATGGGGGCCTCTGGCTGGGGGTTATGTTTGATTACTTCCATAGCTTGTCCTTTCTGACCGCTCTCAGGCGGTCTTAGCCTTTTTTCTCATTTGGGCCACTGCCATGACCTGTTCCTGCATGGCGTATGCGACCTTCTTAAGCTCCTCAGGGCTGAGGGAATCCATTGGGACATCCTGCCCTGTATTTCCTATGTCGATGTAATTTGTGAAGCCGTATTCCCTCACTACAACCACCTCCTTCCTGATTCTATGCCTTATGGGCTGTACAACTTACGTTGTCCACCCTACCTAAGCTACTCCAAAATTCATTTGGGCATTGGCCATTTCAATCAGTTCTTCCAAAAATGTAGGAGCCTCGTAGCAGTCAATCAGCTCATGGGCATCCGCTATGTACTTCCGTTTCAGCGCCTTATAAGACTTCGGCCGTCCGCTGTCATCATAAATACCGAACTCCCTCTTGATCTGATCGTAAATATCCCGGTACACCTTGGAACGGATTTCTGTATCCTTATAAGCTTCTGACTGCTTTCCGCCTAATACAGACACGTCTTTGCACTTAACATGACTGGACAGCTCGTCCGCTTCGGAACCATACAGAGGAATGTCATATTCCAGCTTATCCATACGCTGCTCCATCTTAACCTGCTTCTGATCGATCATCAGAATGGCTTTCATTTCAGTGGACAGATTAGGATTCTCGTAATATCCGTTTTGCCGGATAGCTGGGAGAACCTCATCAAACACCCAGCTTTCAAAACGTTCTGCTGATTCTAACTTGCTGTGTGTAATAAGGCGGTACATATCACCCTCTCCAATAAAATTCACATCCTGCATTTTCCCGCTGATAGGGGTGCGGTGTTTTACCGTAGCCCTACAATGCTGCTGAATTGCATCATTTGGTCTTGCATATCCCAATGCCTTTGCTACATCACTTGCCATAAAGTATGGCTTTCCATCAATCTCGACCGTTCTGATCTGACCGAACTCCTCATTGTTAAAAATCTGTAACTCATGCATTTTGTGTATCCTCCTACTTCACTTTAAACATCTGCTTCACAGCCCACTGGGTACACTCACGTATTTCTTGATTATCCGGCTGAGGGCACCCTTTTTTCTCCAGATAATACAGTAATGAAACTGTACTAATATATCTGCTTAACCATCCCAGTGCACATATAACTGTGCTTGTTGCGAATATTGCAGTTACCATCTTCTTTCACCTCCCTTTCCTCAGCCTCTGCCTGCCCCTTCTAAAAACTCCATTATGCTTATCTGCTCATAGTCTGGAACCTTCACAAAATCAGCTGGAAGCTGGATTCCATACTGTTCGCAAACCATCTTTACCATTTCAGCGGATTTATATGGAGCAATACCCTGCTTATCCATACGGTTTGAAAGAACTTTGAGCAGATTCGCCACCTCTCCCGGATGCTCCGTTGGAGGAATCTGTTTTTTCGGATTCTCCATTTCGTGGAATCGGTTGATGTACCTTGCAGTAAATTCCGTTCCCCTCTGTCCAGTCATCTTGTGGGCGATGAACTCGCAGCCTTTCTTTGTGACAAGAAAACAGGGGAGCATCTTGTTTTGCTCTGTAACATACGTAGATTCCTTGAAAAAATCGGAGAATCCAATTTTGGCTTCTCCTAACTGAGATATGTAATTGCGAATATCCCGAAGTAACTTAGAATGTTCTTTTCCGCACCACTCAGCAGCTTCCATTGATGTGATTATGCGAGCAACACCGATAAAATCTGCATTGCTCCATTTACGAATACTGCCCCTATAAGGCTGTAATACGCACCATCAATATTTCGGCACTTGGTTTTCACTGCGATATATAATCCTTTAAAGAAAAGCACAAGGCCTACAACAAAGAAAACTACTAGAATCACAAGAACCACATATCCTAGCACTATATTCTCACCTCCCTTCCTCAGTCTCTGCCTGCATTGCGGTACACTACTGTACAAACCTTTTGATTTCCCTTTGAATTTTCATAAGGAATTCTTGTTGGGTAGTTGTTTTCTGCCAGCCACGATCTCATATCTTTCAAAACGGATGGCTTGTACTGAATCGTTACATCATCATGTCCATTCCGACTAAATGCTGTAGTGATGATCTCGCTGTCTGGTATATGTAATTTCTTGATAATAACGCTTACGGCCTGATTGTGTGGATTGTTATTAGTGGAATAGATCCCCAGTTCCCTAGCTATCTCTGTACAATCATAAAGCTTTGGCATGGTCTCTTTATCCGTTATCAGAGGAGCCTTTACCTCGTATCCCAGATCTGTATACAGGCGTTTTACCTCAGCAGCAATAAATACAGGTTCAACTTTTGCCTTTTCCAAAACGCTCATGACATTTTTAACCATCATGTTGGCTGAGGATAATGCGGTACGGTTCGATTTGTTCTTTTTAGCTTTTGGCATTTCATAAGAACCTGTTTCGCGGAGCGTGGGAAGGACTTCATCAGTTACCCAATCGGTAAAGACTTCTGCATTTGGTTTGCGGCTTTTAAAAACCAACTTATACACACCGCTCTCGGTAAGGAAATTCTCACCTGCGTTGTTCAATTTTCGGAAGTTGGTTAAACCGACATCCGAATTTTTTACCTTTACAACCTGCTTTTTATTCATCTTGCTCATGTGATCCTTCACGGTTCCAGGTGCCATCTCAAGACATTCCCCTACATGATACGGATTAAAAAGTACGGCTCCATTCAGTTCAAACACTTCTACTTCATGACCCTCAAAAATCATTAATTCGTGCATTTCGTGTGTCCTCCTCTCCTAAACTTTACCATTTTGAAAGTTTTTGATTAAAAAAATAAGTCCCTATATCACAAAGGCCTATTTGAAGTGCATTACTCCACCGAATTATATCATTCTGTGAAAAATCACTCCTTCCATTTAATTTCGCTGTGATTGACTGTTCAGAAAGACCGATATTCTTAGAAAACTCCTTCTGGCTTCCATATACTTCCACGATACGCCCACGCAACTTACCATATAAAAAGCCCATCGTATTTTCACCTCCTCATATCTGATGTCTATACTTTACCATTTTGAAAGTATAATGTCAATATGGTTTTTAATTTTTTGAAAGTTTTTATTTTAACCTCTTGAAAGTATATCTTTCATATGATAATATAATTTCAGGAGGTATAGCTGATGAATAAAAAAATCGAATCCTTTAAGGATAGATTAAAATACGCTTTAGATTATCGAGGCTTACGAGCTGTGGATCTGTGTAAAAAGACAAAAGTATCCCAATCTACAATGAGCCAATATCTAAGCGGCTATGCAGAGCCAAAAAGCGCACGCCTACAACTTATTGCAGACGCATTAAATATTAACCCAACATGGCTAATGGGCTTAGATGTCCCTATGGAATACCGCTCTCTAAATTTTCCGACTGAGCCTGATGATTGTCCTTTTAATTCTGCATTGGTTAAATTACAGAACAATGATTATTCTCTAACCCAAGAGGAACAGGAAGCCCTTAAAGAAAGGCTTCCCTCAGTAATGGAACACGCAACAAAGGTTTTTGATGATTTTTCATATAAATTATCCTCTTTATATGAAGTCGAAAAAGCCAACGAATTATTCAAAAATTTTGCCTTGCTAAACAGTGTAGGGAAAGACAAGGCCATTGAGCAGGTGACATTATTAACTAAGATACCAGATTATCAGGATTTAAACTCTAAAGATACCAGTAATACAACCATCATAGAATTTCACCCTAAACCAAAGAGCAAAATTATTGCACTCCCCTACTTCCGGGCCGGAGTATCCGCCGGATCAGGGATCTTTATTCTTGGAAATGAGGCAGAGGACGAAATAGAGCTTCCGGCTCTGCCAGAGTACGAAGCCGCTGATTTTGCCATTGATATAAACGGGGACAGCATGGAGCCGGATTTTTCCCATGATGATATTGCACTGGTGCAACAGGATGCGGAGCTGTCCCCCGGAGATATCGGGGTTTTTGTAATAAATGGGGATGCCTTTATCAAGGAATTAGGCGAAAATGAGTTGATTTCCAGAAACAAAGATTATAAAAATATCCCCATCCATGAAGGGGATAATGTGGTCTGTATGGGAAAAGTAATTGGGAAAGTAAAGACTGATGAGGAATAAAAATGCTTAGAATCTCAAAAACTGCTTTGGCAAATGCCGACGAAGTTGAACCCGATCCAGATGAGCAAGAAATAATGCTTGCTTATAAATCCGGCGCCCCTGAGTATCAGCCTACTATTTCTCAAGAAGATCTGATAAAAGAATTAGGACTATAAGCCCGCCTCTGCCCCATAAGAGCCACTATCTGCCCCCCAACAAAGGACTGCTGTGATCGTTGCGACGTCGCAACACCATGGAGTAACAAAACGTTACCCCGTCGAGAAGATCTACACCCTTTTGCAAATGCGACACCACTGAATAACAAAACGTTATTGAGCCGTCGTGAAACGCGACACCCTTTTTTGCTGATACTGCCATGTGCCCCTACTGTTTTGGTACTTGAGGCTGCCAGAACGAAACGTTATAGCCCTGTTCTCCTTCAAGGGTAGGAATACTATGCACCCCCTTCAAGAAACGCTTCGTACGAAAATGTACTAGCTCATTTTTGAGCCAAACGCAATTTTGCGCCCGGGTGCGAAACCTTGACAAACCTCAACACTAGTAGCAGGCTGAACGAATCGTTCACCGAGTTCAACCCAGAAACGGATAGAGCTTAATACTCAAAAATGAGTAAAACCAGCAGCAGGGCCGGAAGTTGGTTCAACCAACCTCTTAACGGCTACGGCATTTCACCGCAACCTTAAAAGTCGGAATTACCAACTTTAGAATTTCGGATGTGACTATTAGTAACAGCCGAATTTTCGGCGCTATGAACCCAGCTGTCAATATTACTGACACCCACCACATTGACAATATAATATACTTACCCGGGCAGCCGATAGGGCGGCTATGACCCCGTTCCGAGTCTTGCGGAAAGGGGAATGCTTATGAGTACATACGAGGAATTTCAGATAATCCTGACCGTAGCGTTATT